GACTGATGCGACTGATGCGACTGATGCGACTGATGCGACTGATGCGACTGATGCGACTGATGTGACTGATGCGACTTCGACCGTTCCTACAGTAGCAAATGTCACGAAAGCTGTAAAAGTAGAGGAAAAACCAGAGGTTGTTCCTGAAGCAGGCGCAGTCGCAGTCGCAGTCCCAGTCGCAGTCCCAGTCGCAGCCGCAGCCGAAGTCCCAGTCGCAGCAGCAGTCGCAGTCCCAGTCGCAGTCCCAGTCGCAGTTGCAGTCGCAGAAGTCGCAGTGGACGTACCTAGTGCTGTGGTACAACCAACTATCGTAACACCTACCCTTTCAGAACCTGTTGCAGATAAGAAAGTCACTGCTTTGAAAGAGGAATCGGTTGCCGCACCAGTTGTACATTTTCCTGAGGTCGTAGATGTAGGACCCAAAAAAACTGAAAAGGCGCAAGAAGCCAAAAAAGAGAAAGTTAAAAAAGATGATGTGAAACAATCGCCCGTAATAATTGAAAAATTAGATAGTGCTCCTGAAGAACCAAAAGTCGCAGATTCTTCCCCGCATAGCGTTCCGCTTATAGATAAACCTAGCGTTGTGAATATTGAGAAACAGGAGACACTCGGTAGTGCACCAATACCACAACAGGTTTTAATTGATACCGAGCCTATGGTACATTTTACACCATACGATACTGTTTTTGATGAAACGAAAGCCGGTGTAAGTGAAATTCAATACAACCCGAAACTCAGTGTGGAGGAGAAACCGCCTTCAACGTGGGGTTTGGACGATGACGTTCCTAAAATTACGATTCAGGGTGCTAGCAACGAACTTACAGGAATGGATATTGAAGATTTGGACGCTACGGATATAGATACATCATTAGGAACAACATCGGATTTTGAAGTATTATCCTAAACGACATCGTTGCGTATTTCCCGACCCTGCGTTTTCTTGTGAAGGTCTAGAAACAAATGCAGACGATGTATCTGATAGTCATGACTGTCATTGGAGGTTTACTTTCGTTATTCGCATCCGCAGGCTGGGGCTCTTTCACTGAGAAGAAACTCCCGGAAACCCCTGTACTTTTTCGTTGGTTCGTAACAGGTACGCTCGGCTCCGGTTTAGCAGCATACGCGTGGCTATTTGGAGCCGGTGGCGACCCAACAAAATTGCTTGAATCTATGGGCGACGCATTAGAAGTGAAGGAAGTTATGGAAGGACTTACATCTGCCGTTGCTGCGACGAAGAATGTGGCTGAAACAGTAGCCGAAACAGTAGCCGATGCAGGTGAGATGACTGTGGGAATGCCTACGTTTTAGATAGTCTGGTCTTATTTGTAATTTTCATACACTACTTTTAAAAAATAGTTTATGAAAAAAAAAATGGATAACATTTTAGAAAAATGGCTTCAACGTTCACAAATGTTTTATCCGGTGCCGATATTTCGTATATTCACCAACTTCCACAAGTCGTACAAGCAAAATCGCAATTACTTACTATGACTTCCGGAGTAGTCAATATATCCTTTGTTCCTACAGAGTCTATACGTTTAGCGCTTAATAATAAACTAGGTCTTGACCTTCAAAGTGGCGCGAGAGTACCTTTACGTTGGATTAAAGGTGATACTACAGCACACAGCGATAGAGGGTCATCGGCGTTTTCAAATACACACTTAGTCTATTTAAATAATTCGGTAGGCGAATTTGTTGTGAATGGAACATCATATCCGATTGTGGAGAACACAGGATTTAAGTTTAATGAAGGTGTGGTTCACAAAACTACAAATGCTGGCGTATTACCGCGTCTCTTGATTGGTCCTTTGGCTGAAACGGGCGCACAGGTTGGTACGATTTGCTTCTTACAAGGCACCCAAATATTATGTAATGTTGATGGTGCTGATAGATACGTTCCTATTGAAAAAATGACGAAAGGAATGCTTGTGAAAACCTATAAAAACGGATACAAAGCATTACATTCAATTGGTACTGGGACTATCAGTAATCGTGGCAGCAGCGAACGGATTGTGAATCATCTATACAAATGCTCTCCTAAACAATTCCCCGAACTCAAAGAGGATTTATTTATTACAGGAGCCCATTCTATTCTTGTGAATTCGCTTACGGATAAACAACGAGGTGAAACAAGAAAAACGTTAGGAGATATTTACATAACAGACGATAAATACAGACTTCCTGCGTACGTTGATGAACGCTGCGAACCTATGTTATCCAAAGGAAACTTCCAGATTTGGCATATTGCGTTAGACAACGATAATATATACAAAAACTACGGTGTATACGCAAACGGTTTATTGGTTGAATCGTGTAGCATAAATTATTTGACGAATAAATCAAGTATGACACTTGCGTAAAGAGTGATATCTTTAAATATGAAATTATAGTAATGTATATTTTCATATTATAATACGACTTGTTACGGTTTACAATACTAAATGTAACGTAGATTCCTTTTGGACGTTGTAATCGGATAGCGTACGACCATCCTCTAATTGTTTTCCCGCAAAAATAAGACGCTGTTGGTCCGGTGGGATTCCTTCTTTATCTTGAATTTTCATTTTGATGTTTTCAATGGTATCGGAAGGCTCAACGTCCAGGGTGATTGTTTTACCCGTAAGTGTCTTTACAAAAATTTGCATTTCTAGAAAGTATTTAGATTATATTTTTGGATTGAACGCATCTACGTATAAAGATGAGCAATACTCGGATCCACTTCTTCCTTCTTCTTTAAGAATAGTTCAACGTGAGACTGTTTAATCGTAAAGGGAAGCGTAAAGTTCTCAATCGCAAACGGAACGAGTTTCGCATTATTGTAAAACCGTAGTAGGTTAATTTTTCCAATAATCGTTTGGATACAACGTTTGAGTTCGCGTACGCCAGCTTCACCGCCCGTATAATTCTCAATAACAAATTTGAGAATCTCCCTACTGATAGCAATCTTCTCGTACAATCCCGCTTCTTTCAACGCATCCGCAAGTAGATAATTTTCCGCAATGAGCAGTTTCTCCTTAATTGTAAATCCCTTGACCGCAATATTGTACATACGGTCACGTAGAATCGGATTGACTTTTTCGTGGTTATTGTGACTGAAGATAAATAAGCAACGATTCAAGTCCAAATCAACACCCGTAAAGTATTTATCTTGGAAACGGTCGTTCTGCGAACCATCTGTTAAGTGAATCAAGATATTCATAATTTCATCACCCTTCGGGGTTTCCGAAACCTTATCCAATTCGTCAAAGTAGATAATTGGATTCATACATTTCGATTGAATGAGGACATCAACAATTTTACCCCACGTTGAACCCTCATAGGTATAACTATGACCATCTAAGAAACTCGCATCTGTCGCGCCACCGAGAGATATAAAGTGAAACGGTCTATCTAACGCCTTCGCAACACCTTCCTTAATCAGCGATGTTTTACCGACACCTGGCGGACCGTGGATACTCAATACATTTCCATGTGCCTTCGGATTCGCAATCCACGAACTTACAAACTGCATAATTTGAAGTTTCGGATCTTCGTGTCCATAAATAGCTTTTTCCATACATGATTGAACTTTTCCCATAAATTCATAACATTTATCAGGACCATCATCCAATTTCACAGGTAAATCCTTGTAAATTCCTAATGGTAATCCTGTAAATCCATTAATCCAATGACTGACTTTGTAATATTCTGTAGAGGATGGCTCAATATTACAAAGCGCATTGTACTTCGCCATCGCAATACGATTCAAATCGGGTTTCATAGCAACCTTTTCAAGAATCTTGAATTTCAACGGAATCTGAACTTCCGCCGGGCTGGCTTTATGTTCCAATACTTTCAATAATGTATTCTGTTTTTCACCATTGAGTGACTTGAAATAGGTAATATCGTTATCGATTGTATCCTCTTCTTCATCTTCTTTTTGAACGAGTTCAACAAAACGACGTACGCTAGCGGACTCCTTCTTGAGATTGTATTTTTGGGGTTTATTCGGGTCACGACCGCTACCACCTAGCAAATCGGAAATTACAATATCAATGCCTCCAGTTCTACGCTTACGCGACCTGTAATCCTCATCGTCATCATCGTCATCATCGTCATCATCGTCATCGCTTTCAAATTCCTCTTCCTCATCGTCATCGTCATCATCATCATCGTCATCATCCTCAGACTCTTCATCCTCAGATTCCTCCTTTTTCTTCTTGGACTTTCCAATTGTTATGACATTTCGTTTTGTTTTTGGTTTTGCCTTTTGTTTTTTACGTACAACAATTGGCTCGTCATCGTCATCATCATCCTCTTCTTCCTTATCAACCTTTTTTGACTTCGAGGATTTCTTTTTCGGGGTGTCTTCTAATTCCTCAATGACTAAAGCCGGTTTTGTACGGGGCTTCGTCTTTTTAGTATCGTCATGAGAACTACTAGAATCGGAAACCATATCTGCTAAACGCTTTAGGCGTTTATTTGCACGAACTTTCGCAGCACGTGGTTTGCGTGGTACATCCTCTATTTCAAACATTTCCTCCTCGCTTGACTCTTCGTAATCATAATCAATAAGATTACGAATATTGCCTTTACTATCTACGCTATCATCGTCATCATCTTTAACACGACGGCGTTTGCGTTTTTTATCATCATTGTGTGGCATTTATTGGATAATCTATTTCTTTGGTGAGTCTTAACCGCATTCTGAGAAAAAGGTCAAGGTTCAATTTTGATTGATTTATTTACATCTAGTGTCTGCGGTTGCGGCGGCTGTTCTTGCGGTTCTTGCGGCTGTTCTTGCGGTTCTTGCGGCTGTTCTTGCGGTTCTTGCGGCTGTTCTTGCGGCTGTTCTTGCGGTTCTTGCGAGCACCACCACGGCGATTCTTACGGCTCGCAATGCGCGATATAGCATTTTCAATACCGCGTGCACCACGCTTCGCGATACCACCAACACCACGCGTTGTACCACGAAGACCCGACTTCGCGGCATTCTTAACGCCGGAGATTACACGAAACGGAACATTGACGAACGCGTTCGCAAAGTTTTCTGTCATTCCTTCCGCCGTATTGAGGATATTCGCAGCGCTGCCTACAACGTTGCTTAGGATACGATTCTTGCGTGTCATCTTTCGGGAAGGCATTTCTAATTAAACGCACTAAAAAATATTTGACTGTTTTACATTAATTTGATTGTTTTGGTTTTAGTTTGGTTTTGGTTTTGGTTTGTTTTTGTTTTTGTTTTCAATTTATTTCCAGCCGACCTTCTTGGCGGCATCTACGAGGTCCATCATCGCAAAACGCCCCTTGTTGCTAAAGCCGGGAACATCTGCTTTTGGCTTTGCTATCAGGACCTCCAGCCGAACGCGAATCGCGGCTGCCCAACCTGCTGTCCGGAGGAGTTCCGCAGCGGATGCGCACATGTTCGCGAGGCAGTCAATGTACTCTTCGCAAAGCAGAGTCTTTGAACCATCGGCATGAATCACCTCTAGCACCGATACAATTTGCTGGATAAGCCGTTCAAAGGCGAGTTTATCGACCTCGCCGAGCTTTACGAGTTCAGCTACAAACTGACTGTATCCACGACGGAATTTCTTACGTTCTGACGCCTCTACGAAGGCTTTGTAACTCTCAGTATCGGGGTCGGGTGATGTCGATACCTCGCTAAAGATATCCGTATAGTCGCTGAAGAGCGTCTGCATGACTTTGCGGAAATGCGTGTATTCGTCGGCGAGTTCGTGTATGAGGCGCGCGTAAAGCGCACAGAATGCCGACTCCGTCGCGGCTTTCTGAAATACGTACTTCATCAACTCGTCAAGAAAGTCCGTATCGTCCGAGGATAGAATCTGCTCCATAAAGACCTTTGTTGCATCGTAGGTAGAATGTCCCATACGGTTTATCTTACCCTTGACGCGCGCGAGCATACGGTCCTCGTGGTCCATCGCCTTGACTCCCGCAGAACTAAACTTCGCAGGCTCATCCGCAGAACTAGCCGCAGCCGCAGCCGCAGCAGCAGCAGCAGCAGCAGTGAAGGTAGCGGCGGTATAGGACTGTGGCTCACCAGGTGCGACTGGTGCGACTGCGACTGGCGCAGCCGCTGGCGCAGCCGCTGCACCATGTGATTCGTACGTATTACGCGCACTGACAGGCGCAGCGTATCTGCCACCGCCACCACCACCACCACCACCACCGTAGCCACCGCCACCACCGTAGCCACCGCCACCACCACCGCCACTCGCAGATGTCCGAAAACTGGAAGGATTCTCATTTGGACGACGGGAGCCACGACGGTTGCTCCATACTTGAAAGCCGTCGTCCGACTTTGAGGGCGCATCGCTACCACGGTAACCGCCTCCAGATCGATGACCGCCCCAGTTATCCCGATGGCTGCTTGAACCATACGAACCGGACCTAGCGCCAGCGCCAGCGCCAGCAGAACCATAACCAGAACCAGAACCAGAACCAGAACCAGAACCAGAACCAGAACCAGCGCCAGAAGATCCAGTGCCAGCAGAACCACCACCCATCAAATGGGTGAACCGTGTCGTCGGTTCAGACTTCTTGACACTGAAATAAGGAATTTTCGCCATATTGCTCATTGCTTCAGAAGAGCACGTATTGCTCTTCTCTGTACGAAGAGCTAGGACCTTGCGTAGGACATCCGGAAGTGTTGTTGCCATTGTTACTGGAAGGAAAGAAACGATAGGAAGATAAAGAACGCAGATAGCAGGAAAGCAGGAAAGCAGGAAAGCAGAAAAGTAGGAAAGGAAAGGAAAACCATCAAACGATATTCGTGAACTCACGATTCAATTTTTGCCGTTTTAGGCGCGCATTTTTCGCCCGTTTTATTTACAAAGGAACTCTAAATGCTAGGAGATCTCGTAAGTTCCGACTTACAATTAAACTCTATCGCGGACTCCATCCCATTTCAAACATCCTGGGGAAAGCAAGAATTCACAGAAGGATTACACAACTGTTCAGATAATAAAGCAATTATAAAACGAAAACAGATTACGATTATGTCGTTTTATACTGAACCAAAACTTACAAACGAAATACGTAAGGAATTGTCCGCAATTAAAACAAACGTTATTGACGACGCAATACATCCTAAAGAAGCAATTGTCACAGAATCTATTTCACAAGTATTGTGGAAGCCAGAAAGTACAGGAAGTTTTTTAAATAGCAGTCCTCTTGTTTTGAATGGGCTTATTACGTGGAAAACAATTCTTTTACCTGCTTTCGCAATTCTAATGCCCTTGCTGGCGCTTATTATACCCTTCTTCGTTCTCCAATATTACAAAAGCGATTTAGGTTCAACTGAGTATATTGAGCATATACGTACTGTCATTTTATCACAAATAAGCGTCCCGCAAGTATTAAAATCAAAAACAGCAGACGATAGAATTGGGTTTGTATTAGAATCGCTATTTATTGGCGGTACGCTCGCGATGTACATAAGTAGTTTATGGAATCAAATAGCGGCATCGTTACATTTGAGAAATATTTGGCATACAGTCGCAGAACGGGGTTCCGATTTACAAACTCTTCGTACAACGACCAAACGAATTCTTGAATTATGTAAAACGCTACCGCTACGAAAACAACGTGCTTTACGTGTCCTTTTAGACGCAGGTGATTCCGCAATACAACTATCAGCGTCTATGGAAACATTGGATGGTGTAAGTACATATGGGACTGTATGGAACGATACAACCGCTGTACAGAACCTAAAAGCGTGGTTATCGCGTATAGATGTTTTCACATCCATTGCATCTTTATCATCTATATGCTTCCCACGCATTCAAACGGGAACACCGTCTATCGATATACAAGGAGTCTATCATCCTGGTCTGGAACCCTGTATTTCTAACAATTTCCAATCCGCTGTTCATGTGAAAAATGCGCATACTGTACTTACGGGACCAAATCGTGGTGGTAAATCAACCTTTTGTAAAGCCATTGCGCTATCTATCGTTACGGCGCAATCGTGGGGATTCGCGTGGGCATCTCGTATGACCTGGACACCTTTCCGGCGTATTTTAACGGCTCTTGAAAGTACAGGCAAACTTGGCGAACTCTCCACATTTGAAGCCGAAATAGAATTCGCAAAACGTGTCTTAGAGGAAGATGCGCCCCTATTTGTCATAATGGACGAAATATTCCATTCTACCAATGCGGGCGATGGTGTTGCTGCGAGTCGTGTCTTTATGGACCGATTCTATCAAAAACCCGATGTCGTAAGTATTATTTCAACACATTACAAAGAACTTGTATCACAATACACAGGAAAAGTACAGATGTTACAACTTGTCACAAATGAAAAAGACGGTAAATTAGACTATACCTATAAAGTTGCGCCCGGTATTTCGGAGAAAAGCAGTGTTATGGAAATTTTAGAGGAACGTGGGTTGTTTTCACTGTGATTTTTTTTCTAAACTAATTATATACAATGTCTATTCAGCGTTCGTTTGCTCAAAGAAATAGTAATATTCTTGAATTGACACCAACAGGCGATTGCAGCGGAGGAGAATATTTAGATCTCCAAATGGATCCAGTGCATTCCCCGACTGTGAATGTTGATGTGCGCGGTGTAACTCCAGATGGAAGCAATTATTTGTTTAATATTGTGTACGATACAACACTCGCGGCAAAGTATCCCGGTTTAGAATTTACTGTTTTTTTTGATAGTTTTAATTCAAGCGATGCGGACGGAAACTTTGTGCGAGTAACAACACCTGACCAACTTAATGAAATAACATCGTCGTATCATTTCGCTTCAGATAAATATACACAGGTATTATCCGTTACATTGAAGAGTAATGGACGTATATTCAATATTGTATCAGCGGGCAATGCCTATTGGGATTGATAGCTCCAATTATTACTATAGGAAAAATTAGTATTATAAACAGAAATGTAATTTATGTTTATACTATGACAATGATACTAATCTATATTCATGCATTTTCTTGACACTACGTAGTAGTAGCGCGAAGGGAAGATATGCCCCTTGATTGGGACTAATTGTAAAGTTTCGGTGTAATATTATAGTATTTTTTCCGTTTACGATTCAAAAGTATCGTAAACCTAAAAACCAAACCTTTACAGGAAAACTATAGATTCAGCCGCTATAGATCTCTGCGGTCCAGCCATTAAAATAACATTTGAACCAAAAGAAGAGAATGAACCTATCTGATACCTTCTATATCGCACTATGTATGACAGTGCTTATTTTAGGTGTCGTATATTGGTTTTGGACGCAGAATCAGTATATTCAACGTAAAATGAATCTACTTGAGAATATTGTCTATGAAATGAAAACGTCGTTACAGGGAAATACCCCGGCAATGTTGCCCGAACCAGTTCATTACCAACCTGCGCCTTCGTCCGTACTCGGCGAGGATGAGGATTTAGAACATGAAGCGTTATTGTCGGAAGTTGAAGGACCCGGTGAAGAGATGACTGAGACCACAGTTACTGCGAACACAGCACCTGTTGTAACAAACGCGTCTCCAAATACGATGCACGTAAACGATGAGCCGCTTATTGAAGTTCAACGTAAATCGCCGTCCTCTAAATCGGATGCTGTACCTGAAGCACTCAGACCAGGTGCTCCGACATTGGAAATAGACGCTGATACTTCAAAAGCCTCAGTGCTTGAAAATATGACACTCAAAGAACTACGACGACTCGCAGACCAACGGGGAGTACAAGGTTCTGCTACAATGCGCAAACAGGCGCTGATTGATGTTATTCGAATGAAACCCCCGTCTATTTCTCCGTTTGATATGGGTGAAGCCACACTCGACCTCAGCGATTAGGCGCTTTGATTCTATCGGTTGCGACTGCTTCTGCTCCTGCTCCTGCTCCTGCTCCTGAGACTGTGAAATGACTCCTCAATAATTTCTGACGGTACAGAAGGAATGAGTACGCTGGGATTCGCATCTGTGCAACTTGCAGACGCAAACTGTTTTGCTTCGGTCGATCCCCAATTTGCGAAATCCGGTGCGCCTGCGCGCATGGCGGATGGTCGTATTATGACTGACTATAGACCCCGATGCTTTCAATATCCCGTTGTTGCGGCACGTGAATGGGGTGTAGAAAGTTATCGTAAACGTATGATTGATGGCGCAGATGAACTTATGACAGCCGCACAAAATGTCAATAACCGTAAAGTTACACCTACATCGTGCGAGGATACAATGGTTCCCGAACTTTACAAACGCGTATGTAAATGGGATGGTTGTAAAACTGTACCCGGTAATTTTCAAGGTATTGGCGTTGGACGTATCTATGTTCCAACTGCTATTGGCTCCGCTTCGAACCCGCAGGCTTTATCCGATATTAGCGTTCCAACATTACCTCGTACGTATGCGAGACAACCGCCTCGTGTTGGTTCGCAATGTGCAGTCAATGACCCTGAAACCTCCTACAATATTCATGGACCTGCTGCGACCTTTGGAAGTTCCGCAAAAACGCACCCCTATTCTGCTCCTCGCAACTAATACACTATAGTCGCAAATATTTGGTCTTCTATTTGAAATAGCATTTCTTGTTATTTCAAATACCGTCGCCTCCTATCTCCCAGTAGTAAAAATAACACTCTTACGATAGAAATGGAGCACGCCTCGTCCGGAAATGGTGTTGAAGGTGTTGTACGCCGAGAACCATCGAGCGGACTCGTAAAAGTCGTAGGACGTATAAGCGGTTTAGGAATCACACCCCAACGTATTGCGTGGCGTGCGGCTGCGCCTACGACACGCGGTATTGGATTTGCCGGTTCTGGGCAACCTTACCCGAATAAGGAAATTGCGTTTGCGAATACACCTAATAGCGGTGTTATTGAATCAATGGACGGTTCGTTTAGCATACAATTACACGGTATTCCAGCCGGTTATTACGTTGGTCTTGGAACCGTATATGTACCTCCGCTTGTTGAGTTTACATCGGTTTCTAAACAGGGCGGAAAACGCTTTGAAGCAACACTATGGATTAATGATACCGCAGCGCCGTACCGTTGGATCGCGGGCGCACCCGCAACTCTACGCCCCGAACCCGATACGGAAGATGCGACCGGTCGTGCAATGTATTATCATGGACGTGAACAACTTCCGCTCTTTGCGAATCAAGAGGCGCAATTACGTGCGAAAGGCTATCCTGGGGATATGACGGATCGTGGTTGGCCGGATGCCGAAGATGCGAAACCCTGGTCGTCTGTTATTGCGCCCGCATAGGTTCGCTACGCATAGGTTCGCTACGCATAGGTTCGCTACGCATAGGTTCGCTACGCATAGGTTCGCTACGCATAGGTTCGCTACGCATAGGTTCGC